TCGTAAATTGATAGATGTCGTAGCAGCGAGCCATATGCATCCGGGTGATATGGTATCGTATCAAACAAGAACGGATAACGAGCGTTACATAGTGCTTGGAAGTAAAATCAACCTCAACGAAAAACTCAGCGAATTGCATGTGAATTCGGTGGATGTGACGCTTGAAGATGTGTTGCAGCGATTTCAAGAAATAGATGTAAGTGGTAACTTACAAGCAAACGAGGAACGCAATCGTCAATTTTCAACCGAAGAGTTTGCTACATCGTTTGGTTTCAAATTCAAAGTCACTTGGCAAATCTCCGAGCGTGTTGATATGAACAGAGGTGTAGGGTTTACGATTGGTGTTAATAGCCGTAACAGCATCAACGGAAGTCTTAATTTACAGAGTACGGGGGTTCTTATCAATAACTCAGGTGGTTATCCGATTGGAACGACATCTTTCGCAGTTGACGGAACATCTGCTGTTACTGCTTTTGCGACTGATAACGCAGCCGTCTATACAGCCAATGGGAATAAATTGGGTCATGTTGACCTTGCTTCTATTGGTGTAAACACATTGGCTATCAAGTCTGCAAGTGTTCATTCTATAGAAGATAATGAAGAAGTTTTCATCTTGTCAACGAAGGATTTCCCTGAAACGAGAAATGACAATCTTAAGATTGGGGCAGTGCATAGTTATTATTTGAGTAACAGGAGGGGATGATATGCCGTTATTGAATGAAGGTACGAGGTTTTTGATTGATACTTTGAAAAACCGCATTAACGAAGTTGTGTTTGGCTTTGATGGCACAGTTGCCACCCAACAGGATGGTGGAATCGGTAGCCCTGCTGTAGTCGTCACACCTACGGTGCGTGTCGTAGATGATAATACGCTGATTGTAGAAGCGAAATTAGCATTAGATACTACCTTCACCCGCCCACTACGAGAGGTAGTCATCCGCTACAAAAATCCCAGCGATTCGGCTGATACAACTGACTTTATGCGATACACTTACAACTCTATCCAAAAAACGAGTAATAACGAAATACAATTTTCTGCAATCATTGAGGTGACAGTATGACGAATCCAACGGCAGGGCATACGAGTGCAAGTGGAATGGGTGCTAACGCACAAGGGCTTAGAGATGGAGATGGGCTAACCAGTCCAAGTTTAACCAATATCTACGAAGCCATACATGGTAATGGAATCATGCGTCTTGGAGATGGTGCAAGAGGTGACTCACTGAGAAACAGTATCATTCCTAATACACCCGGCTATATTGAAGTCGGTGCAAGTCAAGGCGAAATCAAAGTCTACGGTGGTTACTGTGTTCTTGACGGTGTGATGTATAAATTCGCAAACGGGCCGGGTTCAAGTGAGTCATTCATCATCGGTACGACTGGCGCAGGTGCAAACCATAGTGGTAATTTACCAAGCGTTCCCAGTTCAAATAGCGATGTTTTCGTTGTCGTTTATCTTGTAGGTAGGAACACACCCGAAGCCCATCTTATGTATGAAATGGGAACACCTGTATCACCTTCCAGCGGAGTGCCTCTAATTCCCAACCGTTTCCTTTCAAATCCAAGCATCACTGGTAATACTGATTCTAACCATCAACACACCGTATTAGGTGTATTGCGTTACACAATGACAGGTGGTGCTGGTAGCGTAACGACATCGCTTAGTGCAACCCCTGTCATCCACGATAGGAGAGCATACCTGCGCTCAACTCCACTTTATCTTACACCGATGACAAAGGGTTCTATTGGTAATGTAGACCCTGCTAACGCTGTCACCGATTTAGATGGCTTTTTCAGTAGCCCCGAAGATGGAGACCTTAACGGTAGCACATTCGGTGCGATTTGGCAAAGTCACCGTGAAGATGAAAGTGGAAGCAAGCATGCCAATATTTACGCATCCTTACCTCGTAACTTGAACACCACACCTGTTACAAATACCTATGTCATTGGGCCGAATCGCTTGGAAGTTATTACGACAACTGGAAACTTGACTTTTACCTTTGACCAAGCCGATTTGTGGGTCATCACGACTGATGCAAATCGCACAATTAATCCTACAGGTAACTTCGGAATAGGTCATGTTGTGCAAATATACCATACAGCAGGCGCTCATACTTTGCATTTTGATTCAACAGTTGGTGGTCATAGCGTTACGCCAATCAATGTTAATGTATCAGTAGGTGAATTTGCCAGTTTCGTTTACGATGGTACGAATTGGCAACAAATATCATCAGCAGCAGGTGTATCAGCATCATCATCAGGTGCAAGCGGTCTTGTTCAATTGTCCGATGGTGCTGGTGGATTTACCAGTGATACTGACTTATCATGGGATGCCGCTGGTGGTGAATTGACCGTAAATGGTAAATTAACCGTCACAGGACTCATTGACCCTACAGGGCTTGAACTTGACCCTCAAGGCGCTAATCCCGGTGGTGTAGCCGCCAATACATTATGGCTTGACAGTGGTGCATCTAACCGCCCTAAGATTGGTTCTAACGCTGTTATACGAGCCAGTGATAACATCAGTGAATTGACGAATGATTCTGTATTCGTTGACGCTGCTGGCGCTGCATCAGCCGCCCCTGTGCAAAGTGTGAATAGTGCAACGGGCGCAGTAGTATTGGATGCTGATGATTTGGCCGATGGTGCTACGAATGTGATGATGACTTCAACCGAGCGTACAAAACTCAGCGGTATCGCTACGGGTGCAGAAGTCAATGTCAATGCTGATTGGAATGCAGTAAGCGGTGATGCTCAAATTCTCAACAAACCAACTGATGTAACCGACCTTTCAACTCATAGTGTGACTGAATTAAGTGATGTGACAAACGCTGGTTCGGGTGACATATCGCAAGGTGATACTGCGTATGGGTGGGGCGACCATGCAGCCGCAGGGTATCTTACTTCATTTACAGAAACAGACCCAGTTGTTGCCGCCATTAATGGTATTGTTAAATCAAATGGCTCAGTCATTAGTGCCGCAGTAGAAGATATAGACTATCAAGGTGTGTTAGCGGAAGGTGCGTTTGTTGATGGTGATAAAACGAAACTTGACGGTATAGCAACAGGCGCAACTGCTTACGCTGATGCGGATGCAGTAGCCGCAATTAACGCTGCATCAGCGATTGACCTTACAGGTGCGCTTACTGCACCTTCAATCAAGTCACTTCGCTTACCTACTGTTCCTATTTCAACATCAACTAATTTAACAGCCGCTTCTCATGCTGGTCGGTATTTGATTTGCACAGCAAATGTCACACTACCCGCTACACCAACTGCTGGCGACCATTATACTATCCTTAACACAAGTGGTGGTGGTGCTACTATTACAATTACACCTAATGGAACTGATACAATCAACGGTGTAAATGCGGCTGTGACGGTGAATGATTATAATGGTGCAACATGTATTGCACTTACAACTACTACTTGGATTGTTCTTGGGGTGTGAATATGTATCTCGCTGTGGCTGGTGCTTGCGCTGAACAGGAAGCGAATGCTGTCACACCTGTTACTTATTCATTAGCCGCATTATCATTTGATTCAGCAACCACTCATACACTCGCAACGGTGACAGATTGGTTGATGAGTCCAACCGAATACATAGCGGCTGATGAAAGTGGTGCGACAGAAACAATTCGCTCTTATCCATTTGCTGGTTCACCTATCACTTTTCCTTCCGCTACCGCTACAATCAGTGTATCTACTCAAAATCCAAGAGCAATATGTTGGGGTGATAATGGTAAATATCTTTACATTGCTGGAAATGCTACACCACGACTACAACAAATAACCCTCTCTACTCTTTATGCTTTGAGTACTGCGTCACCTTCAACTCCATCCACAACAACTCCAAGTTGGGGCGCACAGGGTATTCATTTTAATGACATCGGAGATACCTTTTTCGCTGTTGAATCGGGTAATGTACGGGTATGTGCGCCTGTATCGTTGTGGGATATTTCCACATTTACAGTGACTTCAACCGTATCACTTTCAAGTCAAATTGATAGCGATGGTAACGCTATGGGTAGCAATTTTACAGGTTTGAGATTTGACCCAACAGGAACAAAGATGTTCATTTGTTATCGTAATTCAAACGGAACTGCGGCAAATACAATCAACCACTCAAAGGTCGCTGAATTTAGTCTTTCAACTGCTTGGGATATTACCACAAGAGCCTTTGTTCAAAGCATTAGCCTTCACCCGCACTTAGGGTTAGATGGTTCGGGTTATCCCGACCTTGTTGGTGGACTCGCTTGGGATTCAACTGGTACTCAATTGATTGTCGGTGGTTATTCGGCTAAACAAATTGTATTGTTTTCGTGATATTATGGGTAGATTTATTGAGCATCTCAAGCAGAAATGCGAGAATTGTAACCGAATCGCTTTACCTTTATGCATCGCTGGTAATTATATTAGTGGTGAAAAAGCGGTCATTCACCAATGTCCGTTTTGTAACTATCTCCGCTTTCATGGGCAATTAGGGTTTAAGGGTGAGCGTAAGCGTAAAGCCAAGCCCGTAGCCAAGCAAACAGGTGGTAGGTTTTCTCGTTACTTATTGAAGCGAAGTGAACGGGCGTGAGAGGAATTGAACCCCTATCTCCGACTTAGAAGGTCGGAATGCTATCCGTTACACCACACGCCCATGAGTGGTATCTATTCGCCTCGTTTTCCAATGATGTCATCAATGCGTAGAATACTAATGGTGACTTCGCTGGCTGATTGAATGGCTTGCTTTACCAAATCTACAGGCTCGTAAACATCACATTGTAGCATGTAACATGCACCGCCATTCTCAATGTCCGGCCCTGCATCTGTGTGACCAGCCATGTGCTCGTTTCGTAGCGTTAAAATCGTATCAAGAGGGTCATGACCTGCGTTCTCTGCAATCGTGGCAGGGATTGATTCAAGGGCATCGGCAAAAGCCTCAATTGCCATTTGCTCACGGCCACCCGCTTCGGCTGCTCTTGAGCGTAAGTATAAGGCTGCGTTAAGATAAGCAGAACCTCCACCGGCTACAACTTGATTATTAGTGTAAGCGAGGCAAACCACACCAAGTGCATCTTCAAATCCACGCTCAGTTTCATCAAGTGTTTGCTTGGTAGCACCACGCAAAATCAGTGTGGTAACTTCACCTCCACCTCTTACTACGACATACTTCATATCACCGATTTGTTTACATTCTACATCACAATCAACAGCCTCAGTTAGGTCATCGGTGCTGTGCGATACTGATGTTCCGAGTAGTTTAGAAAGAGCCGTCATATCACTTTCGGGTATTCGGTGTACCAGCGAAATGCCTTGTTTTGCAAGGGTCGCTGCAACGACTTCGTTGACAGTATCTCGGCAAAAGACAACGCCCCCATCAGGGAGTAAGTTAATGATTACTTGCGACTTCTCAAGCCATTGGTCACGACTTGATTGCCTGCGATATTGTTGATATTCCGCTGCGGAAGCAAGGTTAAGTTGAACATTGTCATCGCTTTTGCTGTCACTCAGGCCGGTGTTGATGAGAAGGGCTTTTCCAGTCGGGTTAGTCGGCATAGCCGGAAGCATGAACTCCTTGTGCAAAACCACCCCTGAAAAACAGGAGGAATCGTCTAAACTCCCACCGGGTTGACAAAGCACACGGATGCGCTCGTATTCTCCACCAGCAGTTTTGACAGCATCTACGCAAAGTTGACTGACATGTTCAACGCTGGATTCTAACGCTTTACCTGTGATTGATGTTTTGGCGACCATTGCAAGGTGTTCTTCCGCTGGAATTGTCAATGTTGCTTCAATGTGCTCGGTAGCCCACTTAGATGCCTTTCTATAACCACGACAAATGATGTTAGCGTGTAATCCTTTGTTGAAAAGCAGTTCACTGTTACCTAACAATTCACCAGCCAAAACAACGGTACTGGTTGTGCCGTCATAACACATGCTTTCTTGTGTGTTAGCCGCTTCAACTACCATTTTGGCAGCGGGGTGGCTGATGTCTAATTCTTGAAGAATGGTTGCACCATCATTCGTTACGATGACGCTGCCGGTGGCATCTACCATCATTTTATCCATGCCCATCGGCCCAAGTGTTGTCTTGACCGTGTTCACTGCTCTCTTAGCCGCCCTAATGTTATGGACAACTGCGCTCGTATTACTCTCGTTTTCGTTCATTTAATTCTCCCTCAAAGTATTTTTCCAATATGGAATCAATGCAGGCATTGCATACTCGGTGATTAGAGCACCGTATGCCTGCCCAGTTATCTCTATCGCACACTTCGCAAATTATCATAGCCATTACCAATCAACCTCGTATTCTTTGACATCTCCGGTGTGGCGACATCGTGCTTTGACAAATCCTTCTTTCATACCGTGTTCCCATAGTTCGTAAACTAATTGAGCATCCTTTAGACAGTATTCTGCTACTTTATCGTAATTACCCTTACGCCACTCAATGGGCGCATCATGACTGTTCATGAGTTTACCTTTTTGTAATGTGTGGAAACAAGCATCCGATAGAGGAACTGCATGCCCGACGATGGATTTTAGCAAAACAGATGTGTCAAAGATTTGCTCTTCTCCCTTTGCCATGATGTCACCTGCTGTCCAGCAATCAAGTGCATCTCGTATAACAGGTAAGTCAAATTGTCGTAGGTTGTGACCGAGCACCATCCCTCCATCGGAGACATGTTTGGCTAAATCTTCACCGAGCGTTTTAGGATGAAGGGGTTTGACATTCGTACCTTCGGGTAAATACTTGGACACATGCTCGTTGGCATAGACTGTGCCATTTTCACCATCCCATGTTGCCACGACTGTAGGTTCAAACAGGTGACTCTGCCCCCATCCCCCTATTTCATGGGAGAAGTTAGCAGTTTCAATATCAAGTGCCAGCATTTTCTTCATTTAAACAACCTTCCAACATATGCTTGCAGCCGTCGCATATGGCTACGATTTTTTTGTGGTGAACGCCTATGATATAGCCTCCGATGTGTTCTCCTATTTTGGTGTCACATATTAGGCATTCGGTATGCCAAAATGTTTTCGTCAGTTCTTACCCCTCCTCTTGAACTCATCATTCAAGCGGATAAAGACTCTAACTCCTTCTCGTGTATCGGTAAACATATCGTTGCCATAAGTGTTGAATTTTTCATTGACAGATGCAGGGCTGCTGTAATTGGCAATCCTTCCAAAGTTTTCCATGACTTCTTTCTTTTTCGCCCAACCGTGACCACGATGGTCATCAAAGTCAAATATCTCCGATTGTTCGTAAGCGTCTTTCCAATAACCTTGCATTTTGTTTCGCTCGTTATTACCAGCACCGATGTTGACCTCCGATTCAAGCCATTGGATGAGGTTCAAATACAAGTCAAATAGAATTTCTTTCGCCATATCAATATGGTCACCACGCACTGTCCAAGCACCTTCAATGATGGCGAAGTGATGGGCTAATACATGGGTGTAGTTTTGTAAACCCATAATAAACGATGAACAGATACCTTGTTTGTCAGGACTCATGACTTCAACGATGCTGTAGTATTCGTCAATAGCCGACATTAAAGCAGGGATGTATGCGTCATCTATGTTAAACATACATTGTTGATTGCAGCACAAATCCATGACAACCACTTCTTGGTCATCTGCACTCATTTCCTCCCATTCCAGTGGAGGTATGCCACTCAAATCAAGCACTCTGCGTTTAAGACGGTGTTGCACATCGTTGAAAAATTCAATCACTTCTTCAAAAGAGATTTCAAATTGAGTTTTGCGGTAAGCACCTTGAGCAAGACTGTGGTTAATTTCACGCTTCATCTCTAATGTCCAATGTCGCCAATATGTAAGGACACGCTGGAAAATACCTTTATCCAACACATGCTCTTTGATACCCTTTGGAGGATAAGTGGTAATCCAAAGTGATACTTCGGATTTGACTGTAAAGGTATCTCTTGCCATGTGTTTTGTCAGCACATTCCGACCTGTTCCAGCAGCGTTCAGTGCTGATTGTAGAAACAGAGTCGTGCTCTCATTGTGCTGACCAGTTTTTAGCACCACACTACCTTCGTCAAAGTTCAATCCTTTACGACCAGCCAGTAATCCCGGTCTCGCAATCTGCGGTGCATCTCGTGGAGAGCCTTCAAAATCGGGGTCGGGAATGAGTGTACCAATAAGTGCCGCATCATTACCACTGTTGTAATCATCCGAGTTTAGACCAGCACCCTTGAGAACTTTCTCTATGTGCTGGTAAGCCGCTGATTTACCTGTCCTTGTATCTTGAATCCAAAAGATGCTTACTCGTGGGTCAAGATTACTACCGTCAATAGGAATACGAACATAAGGAATCGCTGCTTGTCCTAAAATATAGAAAAACGAAATTAAACCGGGTATCTCGTTGTTTTTACTCACTTGATTAAAGTGCTCTAAATACCCTTCTACGATGTCATAGTGCCGCATGCACTCATATTTGCTGGCCTTGTGTTCCATGATTCTCTCTCCCTTTGTATGTCTTTTGGACTATGACTGGCTGTTCGGATGTCAATACTTCTATTATCCGTTGCCGTAATTTCTCACCCATTCCTCTCACTTGTTTCAGCGATTCGGGGTAAAGCATTTCTTCTATAGAACCGCACTTGTCAAGCAAGTTCTTGACCATTTCAGGGCCAAGACCCGGAATGGCAATCAGCATATCTGCTCTCACATCGTTTGTGCTGGTTCGTGTAACTGCTCTTGCACCATGTCGGCTGGCGGGTTTGTTCATTTTGCTATGAAGTTTAGCGATAAACATCGCTGCTTCGGAATAGTCTTGTGCTCTGTAAATATGGCAATCAAAGTCTGCCGTGATTCGGGCAAAAGTTCCAAGCATTTCGTTCATAACTTTGGAGTATGATGTGTTGCGCCCTTGCTGCTTAGACAAGGCAACATATTTCTTAATATCACCGTGTACGACTAAAACGATTCGTTCACAGTTGGCATCCATGTTTTCCAGTTGTCGCATAAGGTGACCGCTGTGGCTTGACATGAATAAATCGGACAGACTCTTGCACTCTATGTTTGCGTTACCGGCCTTGTAGTCTCCCATACTCTGTAAGTGCTCTTTATGCACAGGGAAACCTTCACGCTCTGCTGCTCTAATGACAGCATCGTGAAGTGGCCCTCGTTCATTTGTATCAATGATAAGTGGAGGTTTCATTAAATCACCTTATTTTTAAAATAATAAATTGGATAGAGTATAGCAAGAATCGGAATGATGACTGTGATGAGTGCAATGGCTTTGAAAAATTGAGCAAGCGTTACTCCACCTGTTTCTCGCATGTAATATACTCGGCACTTCTATGTACATTACATCTTTGTCCTTCTATTGAAAAGTCAACCCACAGTCCACAACGCTCTCCTGTTGATTTTGAAATAACACTGCATCTATATTCGTCTATTGCCCCTTTTTTTCTACAAAATAAACAAATAGGAACATAAAACGGTTGCTTTGCAGTTTTTGATTTTGGGTTGAATTTCTTACTGCAAATATTGCAAAATTGTGTAGCCATTATTTACGCACCGCCCATACAACAGTTTCGTAACTACCACCATAGATAGTTGTTACACGCTTTCTTTTACCTGTATCTTTGAAATTACCACTCAATACATTGTAAACTTGGTTAGAGGAAAAGGATTGTTTGTAAGGTCGGCCTGCGTGATTTTTGAGGTTACCTAAAGCCTCTACTACTTCGCCACTCGTGAGTTCTCCGCCTTCTTTTAACACTCTTTCAATAAGATGTTTTAGCATTGCATTCGCCATTATTCTTCCTCCTCAATTGCACCTGTCTTATCCCAGTATCGGCACTTACCTAAACACATACCTTTCTTGTAAAGCATAGAGCATGTCTGTGGATATTCTGTGCCAACAATGGTGCTGACCTGATACCGAGTCGTACCCTCATCAAAGTCAGCCCATTCTAATGAACGGATGAAATTGATGATGGTCTCGGTGTGCTCTTGTAGTCTCTCTTTATCAATCCTTTCAACGGATATGAAATTTCTCAGCCGTTTTGATAGGTATTTGACGAGTTGCACACGAGCATCGTGACTTGGGTTACTACCTACTCTACAGGCTGCCGAGTTTAGGCATGGAAGAATGATAACGCCATCCATTGAGATAGTCGGTAAATCAATGGGCTGGGCGCTGGCTTTGAAAATTTTATTGCGAGTTTTACCTTTGACGATGTTGAGCGTGAGACCCTGACTCCCATAAGGAATCATACCGCTACTTGGGTCAATGGCCTTTTCCATGATATAATCAATACCTTGTTCAAGGTCATTGGTGCTAAGTGGAATAGACCATAAGCCACGCTTGGAGTTATATGAATTAGGAATGCGAATCATCCCGCTGGTATCAAATGGAACAGCGGGGTCAGAGCAATATAAGTCCATCTCATGAATCCAATCGTTGACTAATTTCATACCGGCTTCTTTGATGTCGGACAGCCCATCCCCGCTACTGGGAATGTAAGGCTTGTCAAGACCTACCCAAATATGGAATCCTCCACCACTATACCACATGCTGTGAGTGATGTCACTGTCAAGTAAAAAGTCATGCAAACGCTTGGTTTGTTCCAGTGGAACGGAAGGGTCTACATGGTTGCCCTTATCTCTACGGAAGTCCTTTGGGTCAAAGTCCATAACAAAATGTCGGATGATTGGGGTGTCCAAGTCTACTCGTCGGTTGTATGGCTGTAAGGTAGCCCTGTAACCGTAGACAGTCATGTATGCATTTGATACGCCATTTTTACCATTCCAATAGCGTTCTAAGTCACCATTATTTCTAACGATTTTTCTGTAGCCTCTTTTACTTTCCATACTCAGTTCCATTACTTCTCTTGGAAAGTCAAAGACTAATTGCATATCACTCACCCTTGTATCGTCTACCGATTGCTTGAACCAAGTCATCCAATTGAGATTCGTCTTGTAGCATAGATGCGTTGATTGACAAATACATCGGCCCACGAGGGCCGCTTGGTGTCTCTTCAAACTCATACAGTGTCGTTTGAATGGCGACACTATATGGTGTATCTCTGCCTAATTTTGTGAATGAAACCTCTACATTTCTACCAACGGTATCGGACAGTAACGATTCAATCTCTCTTCTCTTTTGTGCAATGTTTTCTACTTTCATCATTCTTCCTCCTGATATGCATCAAGATATTCTTGCGGGTTATCGCTTCCTTCCCAACTCGGACATATTGATTTGAAGTTACAATATGCACATTTTCCAGCACTTGCTTTGGTCGGGAAATCATTAGCCAAATATGCGGTCAGTAGCGCAGTTTTCAACTTATCCACTGCTTTAGCATGCTTGTCACCTACTTTATTCATACAAGACTCGTAGACAATTTTATTGATGCCTCTCTGCTCATAGCCGTATTTATTGAGTAATTCAAGTTCATTCGGTACACCGGATGGATAAACCCATCCCCAGTGCGTGACATCTTGATAGGGGTGATTAGCGTATGCCAAGAGTTTCTTGTAAAATGCCATTTCAGTTCGCATGGAATCAACTTTGAATTTAGAATCTTGCCACTCATCATTCTTATCCTTCGTCTGCACCCACTTACCTGTTTTCAATTCCATCAGTGCGTAAGTGCCTTCGTCGGTAGCGAAACCTCTGTCAATACTCCCAGCAAAATGGATGGGAATTTTGTGGACTTCGCCATTGAATTCAATTTCTTCTTCTGTGAAAGCGTGAACTTCTAATTCATTGATAACAGGTAAATAATTCGCTACGCCAGTTACTCTAAGTCGTTCCAAATCCCAAACGATGCGTTGTTGAATAGCACTTTCTTCACCGAGATGATATTCTTGTTCAGGTATTACACTAAGCGCCATCTTAAGTGCCTCGTCGTTTCTTAGATTCTTCATAAGTCTGTAAAGTTCGGGTAGAATAGGTGTTACATTATCGTAGAACTTTTCAATAGCGTCGTGGACATTTGTTCCCTTTGTCATCGCATCAGTTGATGGCTCAGGGAGTTTGTGAATACGCTTGTATTCGTATTGCTTAGGACAGAAATCAAAGTCCGATGTTAGACTTGACTTAGTTATCCGTAAGTATTCTTTTTCACCTAATATATACGACGACTTAGCGTATGCACTCCAATCTCTATCACTCATCAGTTTCACCATCCCATCCATCACAATCGCAATGTTCATTACAATTCTTACACACTGAACAATTGTGGTCTGCTTCACAAAAGTTACATTCACTCATCAGTTTTCACCATCCAAAGTCTTTTGCGACATGTCAAAGAATTCATACAACTTTGCTTGCCTACTTTTAGGTAAATCAAATCTGCCGCATGTAGGACAAACTGATGTACTCTTCCACCATGTTCTTTTCTTTACTGGTGAATCTTTTACTTTATTCCAAAACTTCCACTTGCTCATTGTTCTCCCACCTCTTCAATCAATCGCTGAACATATACTGCGGCATCCATGAGTTCTTCCTGTAGATGAGTGAGCCACTCAATAAGGTTAAGGTCGCCTCGTTCCATCGTTACACCATACTTGGCTTTACCGACCTCAGCCCGTTGCTGAATCTTAGCGCATACTTCATCTTCAATTCTACTCATTCTTCTTCAACTCCGTACAACTTTTTGGCGTGTTTATAATAACCTTGTATCTGTCTTTCTTTTTCTTGTGTTTGTAATTTTTCAAATAACCAATCCCAAAATCCCATTTTACTCACCAATATTGTTTAGGCATAGCCGCCCCGCTTGCTCTTTCCAAATCCCAATTGAGGGCTTTGAAAATAGGTTTAATCTTAGCCTTGATAAGTTTCTCAACCATAATACGGTGGTCAAATTCAAAACCCTCAAGTTCATCTTCTTCACTATATGCAACGACATCTGTCATTGGCATACCATCTCTTACTTTACAGACATACACCCAATTCACACTGTCGCCTTCGCCAAAGAACGGATTGTCAGCAATGTGTTCATTATAATATCGTGCAGCCTTCACTGCACCGCCTGTCGTATCGGAATACTGTGAAAGAGGTTTCTGTAATCGTGTCGTAGTGGCGACTTGATTGGGGTTGATTTCACCACGCTCAATTTGTTTAGCGAGTGGTCGTATCATGGAAATGACTTGTTCCTCATTTGCACCAGTACAGATAGCAGTAAGGACATCATTTTCAAGATTCATAGAAATAGGTGCGAGGGTACTAATTTTACCCCAGCGAGCACTCTTCACTTTACCTGCATCTTCGTTAGGCCATGAGCAAATACCGTAGTAGAGATTTTTACCTCCAACAATCCAGTAAGGCATGTAGGCTTCAAATTCTACAACGAGGTGACTTGCTTCGTGTTCACGCTGGACAGTTGTAGTGAGATGTTTCGCTAAGGCTTGTGCTTCTTCAAATGGCACTTGGACAAAGGCTGAGTCAGTATGTCCGTAAAGGGCGTTGTAGCCTTGATTCTGTGACTCTTCCATAAGGAATCGGATAGCCTGTCTACCGCATGCAGTGATGGCCGAAGCAATATCAAAGTCACACCAGCCCCAGTAGCCACTGGCGGTTGCGCCATAGAGTGACGCCATGACTCGCTTGACCGCCAATTGTAAAGTATTCCAGCCGTTTCGCTCTGATTCAGTGGCCGCTTCTTTCATTCGCTTCTTGTATTCGTCACGAACTTCAAACAGTTCGGTAACCATGCTCGGAAGTAGTGCGGGTATGTCCTGTCGCCAACAAGTTCCATCAGGCAATTGCCTGACATTTTCTTGGTCGGCCATGTCTTTAGGCACTTGTGTCTCCCATGAGAGATTATGACTGAGAATAAGCGATGGGTACAGACCTTTGTAATCAACACAGGCCACTCCTTCGTATCTACCCGGCTTTGGTGGCGGAATAAACGCACCCTCGTATTCTTGCTTTTCTTGCATAGATTTGGATGGTGCTTTCCAATGGGTTCTTCGTTGAATCAAACCTCGTGCAAAACGAGTGACATTGTGACATGAGCGAAAACTGACACCACAGAACTCTTGCAATGATAAGAAGAAGTTCAGCACATGTTTATCTTCGTCAATGTGTTTGAGAAGGAATGTATCAACCATACAGTAATCAACATACTCGTCAAAGCGTTCTGTCCAACCAGTGTGAACATCCATGTCCAACTTGCCGGAGTAGCCACACGCCTTAGCGATAGTATCTAATTTGAGATTCTTCAACTGAGGCTGACCGCTGTCTTTCCATACTCGTTCAAAGCCACTGCCACTTCTCATCGGTGCGGCTGTGTCAAAACATAGTCTACCGATAATAGGCTGAGCAACATAGTCGTAGCCGTTCTTATCAGGTCGTAAAACTCTACCTAACGGGCTGAGCCTGCGGAAGTTTTGAAGGCGTTGAATAAGATGAGGTAAGTCAGCCCACATAATAGCGTGGGCGACGAAAATATCAGGGTTGCATTCATCCATATAGTTAAGAAATGCTTCATGCATGGCATGTTCCGATTCGTAGAGATGGCGCTCGTAAGTTAGTGGAATTTGTTCATCTTTGTAGCCGTATTCAGTAGACCTTTCTTCTACACATCGGTCTCTTGAATATAGACCTTCTTTCCAACAAAACGATACATGTCGGTTATTATAACTGTCAATGACCGACATCACAGTTGTTTGATTCGTTTTGGTATTCCACTCAAGGTCAAAGTGCCATACACGAGGTTTCCAACGAGGCATTTCTTTTACATTGTCAATGAGATACCTGTCCTCTAAACTAAGGTCTGCTTCCCATGTGTATTTGAATCGCTTCGCTATTTCCTTGATGTCTCGGTGGCGATAGGCGTAGACCTTAACCAGCGTTTCGCCCGTTCTCACTGCTTCTGCTGTATCATTCCAGTCTACCTCAGCCCCGTAAAAATCACCCAGCACTCGTTCAACATATCGTGGACTCGTGTCTGCTGAAATCCAAAAGTATGGTCGGAAGTCCGTGACAACTTCTTCAATGACATTGCCTTCGGCATCACGCCATCGCTTGTAGATGTGGTCTGTGCCTTCGGGGTCGGGTCGGAATGTATCAATAATCATACTTATTCCTCTTCGTCTATCAATACATAAGTGACATCAGCACCACAGTCCGAGCAATGCAAAGTCGCCACTATACCGCTTCCTTCGTAACCGTAATCTTCGGGGTCGTAATCACAGCCCCAAATCAATTTACCTCCACAAAGCCAGCAAATGTTTCTGTCCATAATCAGTCCTCCTCGTATTCTTGGTCAATGATGACCATCAAAAAATCAGTAGACTCTTGCTCTATGATAAGCACTGTCTCGTCGCCAGTATGAAGTTCAAGTTCACCCGTAGGTAGGTTGTCTAATAATTCAGGCAACCACTTGTCAAACGCTGACCTTACAGCCTTGCCGTTGGATTCTATGTCTTTGAGCGGTGCTTTGACGAACATCTTACCAGTGGCACTTTTACCACCTCGTATAATGAAATCTTCACCATCTACATCAAACTCAGTCTTGCACCCAAAAGCATCACCTAAGACTTTCTTGAAACCTGTCGCAGGTTTCAGCGATTCTGCTGTGATTTTTGCGTGGTGGGTGAGTGGTATGCTGAACCATGTTCGCCATAAACTTTCTTTAGCGTCAGCGATGGTTTTGCTCATGAGTCCGACACGCTGTTGAGAATCTATGTAAGAAGTCGTAGGTAATTGTAGACTGGTGTTACCACATCTAATGTGAAGTGTACCTGTCTTACCTTCTTGAATGAAGTTTAACTCAGGGTTCTTATTCGTAGAGAGATAGGACTTCACTTTAGGTATGTCCGAGATATACAAATTGCCTGCCATAGATACTTCGCATTCAACCTTTCTTGAAATGAAATGTGTGCTTTTAGCGACAGATGCACTGATGCAACCTTCACCGACAGTAATAGCAATGTCAGCCAAGTCTTTTCCAAAACTGGAAAGAAACGAGTTCAGTTTATCTCTTGATATTGTAAAATTCGTCATTATATCAACTCCAACAACAGGCGAGGGGAAGGATAGGAGGGGAAGGAAAGCGCCCCCCTTGTCATATACCGAGTGCAACGATATGGCCCTTCATCCTAATTAGTGACAAACCCCCATGTTGTTATGATTACAGTACACCATCCCGAAGTTCGGGAAGTCCATACCACTGGGCGTTCTCGCCCTTCTGCGTAACGAAATAAAGTCGCTCTTGATTCAAAAGATGTGGGTTGGTTTTCTCTTTGAAAAACTCAGCCGTATATCTCGTTTCACCAGTTAGCGACCCATCACTATTTCGCACAGTCTTTCCACTAACCCAAATGATTTGGAACAGGTCTTTGTTGGCGCTCTTTTCCCAAGCGAATTTCCAACCATCATGACCGACTTTACCATCTTTGTCCTCTTTAAGATGAGTCTCCCAATAGACATCAACACCAAGTCGGTTCAATTTTTGACACTGAGCCGTCAGTTGCTTGAAACGAGTAGAACGAATATTCCAGTTCCAACCAATCTCGGAGTTCAACTTAGCATGACTTGCCTCAACTGCATCCATTGCTTTCATATCAAGGTCGTAGATTTTCATACAATTAACACACATCTCATCAAATTGGTCAATACCTGTAACGATAAAGGTGCGAAGAAGTTGTCCTTCAAATCCGGGCTTTGTTTGTTGCTCTGCATATTCTACAGCAAACTTAGCCAAATCCATTGTCCGGTTGTAACTCTCTAAGTAGTTGTAGGCCGTTTTATCTTCTTGCTGCATGACCCACGGAGAAAAGATACGGAAGTTCGTGTTCCCTTCGTAGTGAGCGTGTTTACAAGACAAGCCACCGTTATCATTGTCAATGACAAACGCAAGACCCTCCGGCCACTTGTGGATGTGAGCATCAAAGGCAAGGCCAGTTTTACCCGTTCCCTCGTGTCCGACTACAGCACAGAACACTGTGCTTGGAGTAATCGCAGGGGATTTGCCCTGTGACTCCATCTCGGCAGCAATGATAGGGAATTTGCTGATAAAATCAGCCGAACTAATGGTCACTGGTTCGGGTACAGGTACAGGTACAGCGTTAGGTGCTGTTTCCTTAATCTCAGGCATCCTTAACGGACTATTGTTTACCTCTTCGTTGTTGTCTACTAATGCATCCCAGCCGCTCATGTTTATTCACCTCTAAATTGATTCAATGTTGTATCACCCACGCCACCCGCAGGGCGAGCAGTTCGTGGAGGAATGTAAATGCCGAGTGCGCTGATACTTGGTTGCATCTCGTTTTGGTATGGCCGTAGTCGTAGGCGACCTATG